GATCACTCCCGTGAAGACTTAATTTTCCATAGGGGAGGGTCCCGGGGGGGACCTCCTCACGGCTCGATTTAAAGGGACGAGCCGCTGAAGACTTCTTTCACTACAGACATTGACGAACTATTTCGGCTCAAAGTGCCGAAAGATCTTCCAATGGATGTTTCCAAGAGGTTCGTTAGAGGAAGGTCGAAACCACCTCCAACAAACTTCCCGAAACCTTTCGTCTAGCAATAGGCGATCGTCTGAACGAGTGAGAAGCGAAAATAATACGTTCGAAACGACAGAGGAGATAAACCGAAAGCGAATGTTATACCTCTTTTGACCTATTAAACTTTTCAGATTGCCAGTTAGTGAAACTAACTGTTCTAAATCTCGTGCGAATGTGGTCCTTCCGCAAAGGAAGTCTACTTCGGAATAATCACCCAAACGGGAAATTAGCGACGCTAATGATGAAACCTCGTAAGGAATGAATTCTTCACGATTAAAGACGGGTCTCAAGATAGGGGACGCCGGGTGAAGCTTAATCGACGTCTCGCTAAAAGAGAGACCGAATTTAGTGAATCCCAATTCGCTGCAGGCTTTAATGACGTTGATGGCACGTTGAGAAACAAAATCACGTACCGTCTGCGCCAGTAAAGGTCTCCAAACATGATCTTCTAGCGAAGGCCAAGGTAAATAAATACCTAAGTCCTTCAATATCTGATCATACCTTCCCTTATGAACGGGGCAAGACGCCCAAACAGACAGTTCTGAGACTGCCGATGAACGTCTAGACAAAATCTGACTAAGAGCCCGGCCAGCCGCTTCCGTAGCGCGAATTCTCTTATTAGGAGAACCGTCATAGAAGTTAATCAATCTTCTAGCTATATCGAGAGCCATCAAAGGGTGACAACCCTTATCAGCCTCGTATATCGCTTTAGGCGAGATCGGAGTGATCTCCACACCGCGGATGAAGTATCTCTTTGAGAACTCACCTGCGGGGGGAGACCCCTGGGTAGGTATGACAGATTTCCCTTTGGAAATCGTAACACCAATTAAGCAGCATAAGGTATAGTAAATATACGAAAGTAATTTACCCCTTAGCCAAACATCATCACCTTTTAAAAGGTAATTCTGTTTCTTCATAGCTCGTCTGACAGACGAGCGACGAGGCGGGTATGGGACGAGTTTCAAAGTTAAAGATACCCCCTTCCCTGGACAGGTTAAAGCACCTACTGCACTACGAATATCATAGATATTTTGTGGAACAGTAATGCGCTTACCATAGAACGTATGGCACAACCTTTTGCTTAAATTCACCAAGCAATGGTGAAATATAGCATAAATTGGCCATAAGGACCTCAGACCCATAGGAGCACCAACTTTATAGCTCTTCAAGCTATAAGAGGATGGAAGCTTTATAGGGTTTTGCCGCACCTCTCGCCCAAAATCTTTATGACCCGAAGGAAAATACCTTACGGAATTCTCCCGAGGTCCAGAAAGATCCATGGCGATTGGACTCTTCATAAGAATTAGCCATGAACTGGCTAACTCATCTCCTAAGACTTCCGATACAATCGGATAAAGGTGATCTGAAACAGACGTTTGATCTGTTGCAGAGCTCCAATCGAAGGAGGAAGATGCTTCAAAGCGTGCGGTAGACCGACCTATAGAATCTGAGACTTCGTCTTCAGAATAGGTACAATCACCGGGTTGCAATGATGCAAAATGCATGAAGAGGTTATGGACAGGCGTCAAAGACGCTTGAACAAACACGTTGGTCGGTGTAACGGGACGAGTCCCGCCACCCTCCTTTGGTATAAAAACCAATCGAGATAGAAAGGGGCGGCCAAGGCCTTCTCTATTAATATCTTCTGCAGTAGCATACACCTCACGAATAACGTCGTTATCGTTGTAAGTGCCTAAAGAAGCTGAAGAGTGAGGAGTTGATAATCTCAATTCCACCTCTAAGCGAGTCTTTTCAGTAATGATTAAGTCGCCAGACGCAATCTGACGCTTCATTCTACTGATGGGACCCTTTAGAATTGCTTTTGCAAAAGATTTAAAGTGGAAGGCATTGTCTGCCAAACGGTCAGGAACCGAACAAACCTTAGAAGATCTCTTACCGGCACGTTTCCCTATGTTATAGGGAACGCGCCAGTCGACTGATGCAGAGTTCAGGAGGTAACGAAACCCCTGAACCATGGGTGTACCGGACTTAGACCAAAGTTTAAGTACGGCCACGCATTCATCAGGAAGCGAGAGAAGGGCAGCAGCACTAAGTGCCGCTTCCATCCCGCAGAGAGAACCATAAGGCCCACGAGACAAGAAAACTGTCTGAGAAAAGTCATGACGAGGGAGTTTCCGATGAAAACGGAAACCCCTTAGTTCACGAACTTCTTTCCGCAAGAAGGGAGCTATATCTAGCTCTCTATGCGTATCAGACAGAATAGTCTTGAAGTCATTGTAGCCGGAAGTTTCCATAAGACGGTAAGAGGAAAGAATGGTTAAAGCGACTTGTCGCTTATCCATCGATCCTTGAAGCCACGAGACCAACTTATTAAGAGGCCTCGGGAATCCTTTAGGATAACCGTCACGAGGAACTTGTTCAAGGGCAATATGTAACGCAGTTACATAAGCTTGCTTGAAAATTTTCATCGTGAAACGATCACCAAAGAAATACCGACTTCTGTCGAAGAATCTTTGATAGTCCAATAAAGCCGAGAATAAGTAGCGTCGACGTCTTTTGGTATACGGAAGATCTTTGACTATGGGAAATAAGTTTCTGACTAAAAGCCCTTTCAGGCCAGCCATGTTTCTCCAAATTCTTTTCGTGGTATTTGCAACATTTCATT